GACTGGTCTGAATCACGGCTCAGTTCGCAGTATCCAGGTCATAAAATTGGCTCCGTGGGTAGGGATCGAACCTACGACATTCTGATTAACAGTCAGATGCAACTACCGCTGTGCTACCACGGAATAAATGTTTCTTCAAGAACACTACATAAACCAAATTTTGGAGTCGGTTGCAGCCGTCCTTAGCCATTGGTCAGGTTATCTTAGAACTGGGAGATGGCCCTTCCAGCTCGACTAGTGTATGCGTCCATACACGCTACCCTGTGTAGTGTTCGTGAAGAAACAAATTGTCTCTACAAAGATACACGATAACGATTTGCAACAGAGCAGAGCCTCCAGCTCACCCCTACGGCATTCGCACCATGTATCCATGAAGAGACAACTTTCGATTATCTCTACAAAGATACAACGTGTAGGATTCTCACCTACGTGACCTCCATTATGGAGGGATCTTAGTATGGTCCAAGGTTTGATCGTTTTCCAATCTTATCTTGGTAATTGCACGTCGCAAGACTTTGATCCTGCGCATCCGTGTCCCAGATGAACGATGTATCTATGAAGAGATAACCGAAGTTATCTCAACTAAGTTTCTAACGATGTCAAAGAGCGGTAGTCAACTTATATTCTCAATATAACCCATAGAGGATATAATGTCAACAATTATTTTTTAGTCCGTAGAAATAAAAAGGGCGGGATTTCTCCCGCCCAATTCAGTAGAAATTTCCTACCGGTTAGGCGAGACCCATCGCAATTGCCTTATATCCGGCTGCGATGAGCTTGCGGGATGGATTACCTAGACGATACTTTGTGGTAATCTGACCCTTTGAATTCTTATGCTCATTGAGATAGATTGCATAGCCGCTTTGACGCAGATCATAGATCGCGTTGTGTGGCTTCACCAACTTAAAGCGTGAAGCAATCTGCTTAGCGGTGAGCTGTTCACCGGCCTGCAAAGCTTCCAAAACTTTTTGTGTCTTATTCATATAGATCTACCTTTCATATTAAAGTTATTTATACAATCCATCTGGATTATTTTTAGATATTAACACACTTTGAAAATAATGTCAACAGCTATTTTATCCAAGGATGTCAACGACGCGTCCTGACTTATCTACCGCACGGACGCGCATCTGCGGGTGGTTAGCCTTCAGAGACTTCATCTCTGAGAGGATACGCTGGGAGTTGTTTTCACAGCTCGAAAAAGTACGCCACATTCCACTGGAATCTTGGGCTTGAATATCAATCTGGGTGTTTGTCATGTTGTTCTCCATTCCTTATATTACTAATATACGCCATCTGGAGAATTATGTCAACCATTATTTTTTATTCATAGTGGTCTGAGGGAAGTCCGTCATCTACTATGACATACTTAATATCTTCACGGCGCTCGTAGTAAGCCTGAAGTATCTTCCGAGCTTTGAACAGTCGTTCTGAAATATTCTTTAAAGTCTTCTGACAGACTTCATCGACGTGACCTTCGCGAATATCAATGACTACTGCCTCGACGTTCCAGTCCACGGAGCTATCTACATAGAACTCCATGTCACCTTCCATCTGGATCTCTGGCTCAGGGAACAACAGGTTCTTGATCTCGTCGAGCTTTTGCTCGGCGGTCGTCATTGGAACCGGATCTTTCTTGAAAAACTTGAACATAATATAAACTCCACGTTAGGTCTTCTTTCGACCAATGTTGTACTTAGCCACCAGCTCCCACTCGTTCTTTTCCTTGAATGGGAGGATCTTTATCTGACTGAGAGGCGTCTTTGGCTTCTCAGTTCTCTCGGGTTCTACTACCTTAATAAGCTGCCACTCCGCGAGAAGGTCGATGACCGTGTTGCGTCGACCCATGTCTTCATCCGTGAAGTTAGTCGGCTTGCCGTCTAGAGCAAACAGCTCCTTGAAGTGAACGATGTAGTAGCGACCTTGCTTATGAAGTATGTGGCAGGACTGAAATAACTTCTTTTCTTTGCGTGAAGCAACACCGATGCGGGTGAGAGTCTCTTTAATCTTGAGAAAATCTTCTTCTTCAGCAATCCTCACTTCCACGAGCGAATCTAAAATGGACATAAAATACCTCATGAATTCTTTTTATTTTATTTATTGTATTAAGCATCTTTAGATATTCCGCCCTTCTCAAGCTTCTTCTTGATCTCTTTTACCTGATCTTTAGTCAAGACAGTGAGCGCTTCCTCAGCTCTCTTGTGAGAGTAGCTAAAGTACTCAATAATAGTATCTATATCTTTGCTCTCAGCTTTCTTTGCCCACTTTGAGAAGCGCTTAGCCTTGCGGATCGCGTTGAACAGGTAGTCGTGCTGCATCTTCTTATCTAGGTGATGCAGCGTGTTCATCTCTTGAGCGTGATGAATGGTATCCGGAAAGTATGAGAGACCCCTATTGGTTAGATAGGGGTTGTAGTCTCTCTCATTATCGGCGGTGATCAGTCTCTGCTTCTTGAGCGTGATGTCAGTGATAACGTCAAACGGGTTCATTTGAAGTCGCACTCCATCATGATCTCAGTCAGGCAAGCCATCAAGTTGATCTCATGGTCGGCCACAAACGCGGCCTGATACTGGTACTTGCCCAAGATCAGGACAGCCTGTGCCACACCCTGAGGTGTCATGAACTCAGACGCTGTGTCGTAGATAGAGCGAAAGATCTCGTTCTGGTCGTTATCGAGATTTGTTCCGACCCACTTGCGAATCGCGGTGAAGTTCTTGGCCTTCATAAGACCGACCAACTCGTTGAGAGATATCTCTTGGAAGTTGGTCAGGAGTCCAGTATCGATAGCGCCAGTGGCAGAGTACCGCTGCAGCTCATTGAGTACCCGACGCCAGTCTGGAAAGTACTTGTTGATGACCTCGGCGACTACCTGCTGCTCGTACTTTACGTTCTCGGTATCTAAGATGCCGATGACTCGCTTAAAGAACTGAGCCGCGAGCTTGGCCATGTCAGCCTTGCCGATCTTAAAGTCTATGACAGAGCAACGAGAGTGTAGAGGATCAATAATCCTGTTACGAAAATTGCATGTAAGAATGAAACCACAATTCCGTGAGAATTCCTCCATGAAGTTGCGAAGAGCAGGCTGAGTGCTATTGGGATTAAGATAATCAGCTTCGTCGAGGATGACATACTTCCGTCCTCCTGTAAAAGACATTGATGAAGCGAAGCTAAGGATCTCATTTCGAAGAGTGTCGATATTTCCATTCATACTTCCATTGATTACGATGTAGTCACAACCAAGCTGCTCGAGCATAGCGCGAGCAATAGTGGTCTTACCTACACCGGCAGAACCTGCTAAGATTAAGTTAGGAATGTTACCTTGATCTACGAAGTTTTGGAACGTCCGCTTAAGTTCGACAGGGAGGATTGTGTCCTCCACTGTCTTTGGACGATACTTCTCTACCCAGAGAAAGTCCTCTCTCATCATTCACCTCAAGCTATGTTGAGTGTTGATGTTGCCTCGAGTACGATCCAGTACTCTAAGTTCTCTGTCTTGAAGTGGGCAAAACCCTTAGACGAGATATCTACGTCGTACTCATTAGTTAAGTTTTTAGAAAGAACTGAGAACTTGGTTGGATCAAAGATCGCGCGGAACTGCTTGTCAGTCTCACCGACCTCGATGCTGTACAGGTCGCTGTTTGGATCTTTCAAGTCATTGCACTGGATGCAGATCTTACCATCGACGTTGGTGACGCTGATAGAGGACGCACCGAGGATGCTGAGGGCCTTCTCGATCTCCTTGATCTCATCGATCTTTAGCTTGAACTTGATCTCACCTTCTGGGAAGGCCGGATCCTTAACTGCGGGAATAGCCAACACTGAGTCCTCGGCGAGAGTGTAGTTGACCGTGCGACGGCTGTTGCTGTCGGTGATCTTGATCTTCTTCTCATCGATCTCCATAGAAGGGTCGTTGAACAGAGAAAGAGTGTTGAGGAAGCGGCTGACGCTGTAGATCGAGAACTTCTTGTCGAAAGAAGCCGGCACAGTAGCGCGACCTAAGATCTCCTTGGTAGGAGATGGAGAGAGGAGAGTGTTCCCCTCTTTCACGATGATTGACGGATTGATTTGCGAGAAGCTCTTCAATACGTTGATAGTTGTTGGGTCAAGTTTCATTGAGCAGTACCTTTCACAATTGCCATGATCTCAGTAGGTGTTTCCTTAGCAGCCATGATCTTACCGGACTTAAGAACGATCGCGGTGACGTCTGGCTTCTCATCCTGCAGAGTGATCAAGGTGCTGGTTGGCTTGGTGTAGCGCTCCATAACCGTGATCTCATCTGTTTCAATCCAGAACTCATAATTTGGTTCGGGGTGAGTCAATCGAATTAGCATAATATAATACTCCAGTTATTTCTTAAAGGTCTGCTTCTTCTTGATAGCTTCTGGATCGGCGGTAGCAGAAGCACCGATCATAGCCAAGTCAGCGAGTGATCCACCAAAGATGTATGAACCAACGTGTTGCAGCTTCATCCATGGACAGAACCATGTGCGAATATCAGCTGCTTGAGCCTTCTGACAGAACCAGTAGTCCTCAGACAAGTAGCGTTTAGAAGCCGGATCAACTTCAGCTTGGAAGAACATCATGATCTCGCGAGTACCGTCAAAGTGCTCGGTGCGGACGTGATCTGGCTTGTACATGTACTCGGGATACTTAGCCATGAACTTCTTGAGAGCGTCCTTGGTGATCATCATGAAGCCGGTACCAATCTCGAGAACCTCGACTGGCTCAGCGATCGGGATAGCACCCGAACCATTCTTTGGATTAAAGACATAGTCACCGACAAACTTCTCGAGGATATTTGCGTCGTCGTCGGCAATACCCTTGTCAACTGCGAGCTTGATCTTTTCCCAGCTAATGCACTTCTTAGGATATGGACCACCGATGATCTCGTACTTCTCTGGCTCTTGAGCCTGAAGTGCCATAAGCGCGATGACGTCCTGAGGATTGAAGCCGATGTCAGAGTCGATGAACATGAGATGCTCAGCCTCGGAGCGCATGAATTCATCCACGCAGTAGTTACGAGCGCGAGTGATCAGTGACTCATTGAAGAGGTAGTAGAACTGCAGAGGGATTCCGTAGCTCGTGCACATAGCAGATAAGTCGGCAGTCGACTTAGCAAACATACCTGCGCACTGGCCACCATACATCGGTGTGGCAACGAACAATTTACGCTTGCGAAGATCTTCAACTGGAATTTGAATTTCCATAATATACTCCTATTATATAAAGGCTGATAGGTTGTTGTCAACTGTTTTATTGACGTTATACGACTTTGTCAAGTTACTCTGGAGAAGATAGTCAGTCTCTTCTAGAGGGAGCTCATCATTGAGATATCTTAAGATCTCACCGGCCATATCTTTGGCGGTTAGTACCGGAACGTTTTGGCAGATGTGGTTGCTGCTGCTTTCTTGATCGAGCAACTCAAAGTTATCAGGCAGACCCATGATCGTCATAGCCTCTCGATAAGATATATATCGATCTTCTACTGGATGAGTCAGGCTAGTTGGATAATGTCCTACAAACGCTCCGATAAAATCTTTGGGAACGATCGTGCCGCGACGCATGATAGACTTACCGGCTGCCAGCTTGTCGTATTTATAATCGCACTTGGCAACTTCTTTCTCAAGTCCATTCTCACCCATCCACTTGCCAACAGTCTTGTAGTCGATGCCGAGCTTCTCGATATATCCAAACACGTCGTTACCGCGGGCGTTGGCTGGCTCTAGCTGAGCCGAGAACTCAGAGTGGCTCATGCCGCCATGAATATGCTCGAGGATATAGCGATAGTATGGATCACTCTTTGATGGGGTCTTCTTGTTGATTGGATCTCGCTGGCTGTTACCGCGAGCACCGGCAATTACGTCTTCGATCTTAGGACGCTCTCTGTTAAAGTAGTTGAAGACCGGAGCCTTGCTGCCTTGCCAGAAGAAATAGAACGAGCGGTTGCGAACCTGTGGACCACCATGCAAGATCGTGCGGGTGACATAGACACTCATGGAGTATCCATTATCTTGCGCGATCTTAAGCATCTGCTCGCGAATGTTCTTGCCGATCTTACCGGCAAATCCTGGAGCGTTCTCACCCCAGAAGACTCTCGGCTTGACTTCGCCTAGAATATACTTAGTGGTGTTGATCATCCACTGGTTATTCTGGTTGTGATCACCATAGCCGTGAGATAGCTGTGATAGACCTGCGCATGGACAGACAGTTCCAATGACGTCGACTTGCTCAGTTGGCTTTTGGTTCTTATCTAAGACGTAGTAGGGAATGTCGCTGTAGTGATTTACAGCGTGTCTATCATTAGGCCAGAAGGCTTCATAAGACATTAGGTATGTCGGTCGAGATCCAAAAGCTAGTTCTTGGCCAATGGTCTCACCGCCGATTAGCGGGACAATCGTTGCATGTTTAATCATTTGCTATCCAGTACTCTCATCAACTCACTCTTCTGTACTGACTTATCTAGAGGATGATTGTCGTACAGACACTCATGCTGATATTTAGCCAGACTCTCGAGCTGCTTCTGGTCCATCTGCTCGATCTCTTCGATCTTCATGTTGGTGAATGCCTCACCATAGATAGCACCTTCGGCATCTTCACAGTAGAGAATTGAGTGGGCATCGACTACCTGCTGCACACGAGAACGCCACCAACCAGAACCGGCGTGGTAGTAGGCAGGCATCAGGCAACCCCAGTGAAGGTTATATGCTCGGCACATGTCTGGCTCAGTCACTCGCTCAGACTTAAACTCACCGCGCCGCGCACCATAGGTCATAATGGGCCACGTGGTCTTCTGGTTGTTGAGCCACTTGCGAGTCTTGTTCTGTATGAGTGATGAGAACACCCAACCCTTGATCTTATTTGCAGAGCCAACATCGCTCTCACTAAAGAACGAGCTGAGATCTACCTCGCCATAGTTTGTCTCTGGACGGCGATTCAAGTTGTAGGGATTGGGATTGTACTGGAACATGCGATCAACTGGCCAACCGGTCTTGAGCTTGGTGAGATCACCACCGGCAAAAGCGCAGATGAGCAGGCGATTCTGGTAAGACAAGATAATATCGCAGGCATCGATATAGTCCTGCTTGTGAGCGCGGATAGTAGCCTCGTCCGAATTACCATAGTAGAGCTCGAGGAGATACTGACGGAATGGATTGTACTTCTCTTCGTCGAGGAGGTTGCGCTTGTACTGGCTAAAGCTAGCTATTACCTGATCGACTTGCCAGTCATCAAAAGCTAAGATACAGTTGGGACGAGCCTTGATGGCGTATAGACCATCATACAGGTGTTGACAGAAAGACTGGATGCTGTGGAGATAGACGATAACCTCGTCATAGCCACTTAGATCTTCTCCAATGGTAACTGGTCGCTGCTCAACTTCAAATCCCATATCGCGTAAGCAGCGGATAAGCGAGTAGTGTGAGTTGAGGATCTTGAGTTCTTTGCCGAGAAAGTAGTCCTCGACATTCTGCTCGCGATTCATTCCCGTAATCAGGATCTTTTTAGCCATAGATATACTCCTTGCACTTCACCAGCTGATCGCGTTCGTATGATTTATCGTTCAGCTTTCTATTTAGCCCCGAAGGATGGGGAAGGGTAAAGTGATCGATATTTATTTTCTGTAGTACCTTAGATGCGAAGTTACCGAGAGCCACGATCTTATCATGACCCTCGGTGCAGTTCTTAATTAGATCTAGATCTACGTCTGAGAACTTGTATGGACCGGGAGCGTAGATGCAGTTTGTAAATGAGAAGATGTTGAGACCTAGAGTATCAGCCCAGCTAGGGAGTCTGCGCCAAGTTGTATTGTGTCCGAGCTTGGCTGCGCTGGGGTTGATTCCAACGATGAGGACTCTGGGAATGAATGCCATAATACACCTGCTTCATTAAACATCTCAATAGACTGAGCCATTGAGTCTTGCCACTTAGGAGCTATGTTAGTTGGATAGCACATGAAGACTCGCTTTACGCCGACTTGGATGACGCCCTTAGCGCACTCGGAGCATACAGGCAATCCATACACGTAGAGGTCTGAATTGTCTAGACTTACCCCGTTGAGAGTAGCGTTGTAGATGCAGTTCTGCTCTGCGTGAACAACGTACTTGTACTTGAGATCTCGATCATTGAGGCGCGTCTCATCGTCATCAATTCCTCTTGGGAATCCATTGTAGCCTTGAGATAGGATCTGACCTTTCTTACCAACAGCTACTGCACCGATCTTAGTGCTTGGATCTTTAGACCAAGATGCAATATGCTGGGCTAGTTCAAGGTACTTCCTAACCCAGTTAATCGATGAGGTCGAAGTGTCGTTCATAGACATGAAGGCTCCCTGCGTTCCATAAGATGTAACCGGCTGGTACGCCGAGATCTTTAGCTACTAAGTCAAGTACGTGCTTCTGCCAAGCGTAGTCGTTCTTGTAGCCAAACACGACGTCGTTAGAACGCATCTGGACAATTGCATGAACTGAACCTTCGCGGATGACGTACTGCACGGCATTGGTACACATGAAGTCAGACATGCCACCAAGGTTGTACTTGTTCCACATCGATGGACGAGTGTAGATCATGACTGCTCGGCGAGACTCGGGATTCTTCTTAAGCTCAGCAACTGCGTTGTCGTACTGGTTACCATTCATTGGAGACCAGATACACCAGCCGTAGTTGGAGTTGATGAAGCCATCCTTGTCAGCGACTTGTTTCCAGATAGCCGGTGGGCCGCCTGGAATATCATTGACGTTGAGCGACATGGACTCGTACCAAGCTAGCTCGCGGTCAACGTAGTCCTGATTGACTTTACCAAAGATAGCTGGCTCGTCAGCGACGAAAGACGCCGAGACTAGCTCGAGCATCTTGACGCCTGTCTTATCAGTTACGTAGCTACCTTCAGCTTTGGCAAGTCGAAAGTACTCGCGAATGTCTGCTACGTTATGACGAAGATACATCTGACTTCCTGTTGTTGAAGATGTCGCGTGTGGGATCTTGGCCGCGCATCTTACCGCGGAGATAAGTTACTGCGAATGAAGCGTAGTTGGCGAGATCTTTATACGTATCTTCAAGCGACTCAAAGTTAGCATCTGCTGCGCGGCCTGCTTCGAGAAGAGACTGAGCGCGATAGACCTTACCTTGAATGATGTCGTGGATAGAGTCAATGCCACGACGGTAGTGCATGGCTTGAGTCACGTTTGAGTTAGGATTCTGGTAGTCTTGAGACTTACGAACCTGTAGGTCAATGCACTCTTGTAGAACCTTGATTGACTCAAGGCCTTCTAGTTCTTTAACATCATCGATCATATAGCACATCTTTCTATGTTTGAGATTATTTCAAGACGTTGGGCTTTGTATCTTTCTTTGTATTCAGGCTTGTTGTGAACAAAAAACGAAGGACTAAGATCCCTCATCTTTTTAACAAGATTCCTATCTTCTATACTACCAAGATAGACCAAATTTGTCAACGGAAAAAGTAAGCCGTGAGTAACTTTACCGGTTTCTTTATTGGTAAACTGATGTGGCTTAGTGACTCTTGGTTTCAATGATTCGAATATATCAATTGGAAAGTCTTCATATAAAGGAATCTCAACAAAGATCAATCTGTCTACTTCTAAACATTTCTTAAGTTGATTATTAGCTAAGAAGAAAGCTGTCTCATTCTTAATACGTGTTAAGGTCTTGATCTCTGTCTTAACACCATTGATAAACATATCTTTAACTTTATCATAGCGATCTTCACTCATTACGACTTCATAGCCGTGTTTGATATGAAGATCTTTTATAGTGTTTTCGCCGAGATCACCAAGTTCTATGATGTTAGCTTGACGAGACATGACTTAATCCTTAAAGAGTTTTGATACCAGTCCAACATTATCGCTATGATCTGGACCGACCCAGCCTTCAGGTTTGATCAGATCTGGCAAACCGAGTGGATTGGGTCGTGAAGACTTGACACCGGTCTTCTTAGCCATATTAGCCTTGAGTACCTCGTCCCAAGCAACGTAAGAGTTTACACTAAATGAGTCAAGCGTACCAATAGCCACCACACAGAGATCAATCAATGCGTCGACTACGTCTTCTGGATTCTCAGCGCTATTGAGCTCATCCAGTTCTTCCTGTAGAAACTTTACACGAAAGTCGAGAAATTTACGAAGAGTTTCTGAATCCATCTTCTCAACTACTTCATTTACCTTATAATGCTCGTGCATCATAGCAATGTCGTGACACCAATCTTTACTCATTAAATCCACTCCGGTTTATCGCGCTTTTTCCAAGCGTGCATGTTTGATTTACCCATCTTATAATAGTGACGATAATTTGTCAATGGGTCGTCACTAACTTTATACTCGTCAGCCATCGCTGAAGGCATGGGAGTCCAGTCCCAGTCTTTGAGCTTATGAGGTGGTGACTGAAGAGTATAGGCGATGTCAGAACACTTGTGACGCTTCTCGTAGCGATACGTGTACTCGTCGAGCAAAGCGTAGAGATGGTCTGATAGCCAAGTGTAGTTCTCTACGGACTGGCGGCACCACACGGCAGACGGGTGGTTGATGTGAGTGGCCTGATAGAGTACTGACTCGCGGCCGTCAGGAAGAATCCAAACTTTCTTCTTGCGACCGGTTGGAGAAACACCGACAGTTTCCATACCGTCGAGTACGCGATGGGCGGTTGATAGTAGCTGAGCTGACTCGAGGATCATCTTGACTACGTGCTTGTCAACCATCCAGCGGGCTGCTTGAACTGGGTCATGCGACAGATAAAATATGTTCACCTTGTTTTTTCCACTTTTTGAAAGCCTGCTCGCGATGGTAGCGATTGGCTCGCGTATGATATAGTATACCGTCAAGATAGTCGAGTTGCTGCTGGAATATCCGGGCAGTCATACCTGTGAATGTTTCCGTGCGCACATCGCCGTTTGGAGTGGCGAAGCGAACGCGGACATGCTGCGATCTTTTAATCTTAACATAAAGTCCCTTAAATGTCAAACAACTTTCTTCAAGCGTTACAAGTTGTTCAGATGGTTGGACAATTCTTGGATTGATGCAGACAAAGTTCTGAGGATAAGCTCTCAGGGCAAACATTCTGTATGGAAGACCGAGCTGATTCGCGGAAACACCGATCGCATTGTTATCGTGCAAGAACTTTACCATCTCCTGAGAGAGCTCTAGGATATTGCTAGGAAGGTTCTGGAGATTCATGGGTGGGCATGGAGTGGTTAGAATTGGATCATCTTTACTCACTAGTTTCATTGAGCTATCCTCGAAAAGTTTCTATGTTTCTCAAAGCGAATAACGTTGTCGAACTTATCCGCAATCTGGTCTGTCTTGTGACTTATAATAAACGTGTTCGTGTCTAATGTCAACTGATTTAGTATCTTCATGAACTCCTCGGTACCGGTGGAGTCGAGTGAGCTATCGAACACCTCGTCCATGATCAAGATGTTGGTGCTGATCGAGTTGCGAAGCTTGGCAACCGCTCTCCATGTAAACAAGATAGCTAGGTTGATTCGCATCTTCTCACCTTCTGAGAACGATGCATAGCTGAACTCGTCGCGGTGCCTTGACTTGATGGTCTCGTTGAACTCCTCGTCGAGCTCGAACTGAACCAAGAACTCCATGGCAGACAGATACTTATTGATGAGCTTGTTGATGATAGGGATGTACTGCTTGATGATGCGCGACTTGATACCACCATCCTTTAGCAGAGCACCGGCAGCTGCCAAGATAGTCCTGTCTTCTTCGAGCTCGACGTTCTTATTGTTGATTAGTAGAAGCTCAGCTTCAAGCTCATTTAAGTTACTGTCATCTCTCTCGACGATAGACTGCTTGATGGTCTTAATTTCTCTCTCAAGTTCTTTCTTATAGCTATTGAGTGAGTCGATCATAGTGGTCAGCTTATGTCTATTTAGCTTAGCAGTCTGGATCTGGTTGCGAGTCTCCATGATCTCATCGATGCGTTTTGATAGCTCATCATACTGAGTTGTAAGCTGGTTCATACCTTCTTCAATCTCAACGATGCTCTGCTTTCTCGTATCAATAGCCTCGCACTGAAAGTCTTTATTGATGTCCTGCTTACACGTTGGGCAGTTGTCGTGCTCGCTAAAGAACTTAACTTCCTTATTGAGGATGTCGTGCTTTGCCTTGATCTGGTGACGAAGCGAGTCGAGCTTCTTCATCTTCTTAGTCACTGACTCCTCGTCATACACTTTCTCTTCAAGTATAGCAATTCCCCGTTCAATACTCTCATCGTTAAGAATGATGGTGTTGATCTGAGTATCGACTTCAGCCAAGCGTTCTTTCTTCTCTGCAATGATGATGTCGTTGTTGTTCTGCATCTCAAGCAGGTGCTGGCGAATGAGCTTGATCTTCTCTGTGACAACTTTCTTGTCAGACGTGTTCTCAATAATCAGATCTCTGTTCTCAGCGGTCTTTACCTTAAGCAGATTGTTCATCACGGTAAAGATCTGCAGGTCAAGCAGGTCTTCGATGATGTCGCGACGCTGACCAGTCGGCAGCTGCATGAACGGGACAAAAGATGCAGAACCTAGAACCACTACTTGACAGAAAGACTTGTGGCTGATCTTGAGGATCTGCTTCTCAAGGATCTCTTGATAGTCCTTCATCTCCGCTGACTGGTTCAGCAGAGTGTCGTTCATATAGACCTCAAACACATTTGGTTTGATACCGCGAATGATCTTGTACTCATTGCGATTGATGCTGAACTCAACCTCGACTACTAGATCTCTCTTGGTAATCGTGTTGATGAGCTGAGACTTATTGACTTTGCGGAATGGCTTGTTGAATAAACCAAAAGAGAGTGCGTCGAGGATAGTCGACTTACCTGCGCCATTCTCACCAATGATCAGTGTTGTGTTGTGCTTATCGAACTCAATCTCGGTAAAGATATTACCTGTGGATAGAAAGTTCTTCCAGCGAATTGCTTTAAAGATTATCATTGAACTGTAAGTGCCTCATGATATAGATCTACGATAGTGTTCTCGAGCTTGCTCTTATTGATCGATACGTCGATCTGGTCGATGTACTTCTTAAAGATGTCCACGGTAGACTCTGCCTCGTTGACGATGTCCTCGTCACCTTCTAGATTAAGGTTAAGATGATCCTCAACTACCTGAAGGTTAATCACTCCCTGCTGCTCGATGCGCTCGATTGTTTTATCAAAGCGATAGAGGTCAGTCTTGTTAGAGACGATCACCTTAACGAATTTATCTTTGAGACAGCTGAAGTCATAACTTTCTGGTTCTTTGCCCTTGGTGACATCGTCGTACCAGAACTTAGCGAACATCTCATAAGGATTGACTACGAACTCTAGCTCTTTTGTTTCTGTGTCGAGGATGTGGAATCCGCGGTCATCGCCATAATCACTCCATGTAAACTGGCTATGAGAACCAAGATAGTGAATATTGCCAGAAGAGGACTTATGATGATAATGACCAGAGCAAACAAGATCAAAGCGACCAAAGAGATCAGGACTATCTCCGTGAGACTCCATAGATCCTCGATACATCTGGAAGCCCGCCAGCTCAAGGTGTCCCAGAACAATCTGGGATTTTGTATCGT